GATCCTGCCACCATTAGCGGTAGCGGTCAGTGTAGTGTCTTCGTCACCCAATGTAACAGGGGTAACCTGCAACCCTGATCCATCTAAACTGAATTCAGTTGTGACTGCACCAGTTGTTGAGTTCTTCGATACTACATCAAATCCGTCTTCGGATCTGACTGGTCCTGCAAAGGTCGTGTTAGCCATTACTTTCTCCTGTCGTGGCTAGTGTCTATCAATCGTTTGATAGTCAGGAAAAAAAGAAGGGGCGGGAACAGTGCAAACATAGACCGTTCCCACCCCCTACCTCTACTGCTCTCTACGCGCCGGGTGATCCCCAGATCCCTAATGGATCTGAGACACCAAAGCTGTAACGCTCGCGAGCCTTGTAACGCACGTTTCCGGTGTCAAAGTCACCGTCCATGCTCGTCTCAAGTGCAACACGATTAAAGTGCTTCAGTCCGTTCGGAACGTCGGTAAGCAGGAACCACGCATCCGTATCAGTCAGATAGTGATTCACAACTGTTCCACCCGGAACAACACCCATCGAACGCACAGCGTTGATGTCGTTGTCCGCAGTTCCGGGGCGAAGCTCAGATTGCATCACCCGTGCCGCGACAAACTGCAAGTCGGGCGGGATGACAAGCGTCTGGGGACGAGCGGCGATCATTAGACCACGCTCATCTGTCCATTTGCCAATCTGAATAACAGCGGCCTCAAGAGAAGTCTCATTGAGATCGGCGGCAGTAGCTGGGCGGTTTGAGTTCTTTCCACCCGAAACGAGCGGGTGACCGTCACCACCAGTTACGCCATCACTTGATGCCGTGAAAAGGTTTACACCGTCGCCGCTCTGATAAGCGTTGGTAAATCCGTTGTTCAATGGAACAACAGCCTTAACCTGCTTGGTGTGGGCCATAGCGCGAGCTAAAGCCTTAGTGTAGCGAGCCGACAGGGAGTCATAGAGGTTGTCCTCCATTGCCTCTTCTGTGATGGCAAATCCCATCGCAATCGTTTCATGGTTGTACCTAGCCGTGAACGATTCCTGTGCGGCGTCATACGAAATTGCCGATCCCTCGTCCTTGACGGGGGCGGCGTCGAAGCCCGAAAGCTTCACTTCTTCTTCAAAAGACCTGCTGGAGCTTTCCGTCTCATAGATGTCGCTATGCTCGTCATCATACCGTGCATATTCCATTCCAAAGAGCGCATTCAAGCCCGGAAGTAGTTCCTTGAGAAGTTGTGCGCGTGATATAGCCATTAGTCAGTTTCTCCTATTGCCCAGTGGCTCGTCGATATTGATGCGGAGAAACCGTCACACTAGACGGCCAATTGAAGGTACACACGACATCTGGATACGTGTCACTAGCAGTTGTCCCAACAGGAGCCTTGCTATCCGGGCCATCAACATAGTCGATGATACGAACTGGTAGCGTCACAGTTGTCGCTGGTGTACTTGCATCAAGTGCATTCTTCGATTTTCCAATGCTGGTGCTACCAGCCGTTTGCACTACAGCGGCATTTAATCCGCGATCTGTAGTGTTAAGGGCCTCGTCTCCCTGCATTTGAAATACAACATTCGGGTCGTCAATCACATAAGCCATCGCATCAGTTGCCGTTGTAGACGCAGGCCACTGCGTGTTAAACGTCTTCTGATTTGTTGTGCTTGGTGTGTAGGCGCAACCCACGAAAATTCCAGCCGAATTCAACGCAGTAGTACCAGTGTCTTTAACAATAGTACCATCTGTGTGAACCGTTACGAAATCACCGTTAAAAATCGCGGTGCTATAACCACTGGCTATCGGTAAATGCCTCACTTTGCCCGTCCACGAGCCGGAAGCACTTAACGATCCAATCGGCCTTGCACCATATGGTGAAGCTGAAGCGGCCATGATTAGTTGTGTCCTATAAGTTTAGTTGGCATTAGCGGCTTCCGCCCCCAAATGCCACACGGGTTTTACGATCTGGCGCAAGAACCGGCATCCGTGGATCGTTCTCACGCATATAGTTGTTGTCAACGGCTTGCATCTGAGATTCAGCATGAGTCCTGTAATACTCCTGCCTCTTCGCCACCTGTTCTTCTGGTGCTTTGCAGAGCAGTAGTCCACCGACTTCAATACCACCCTTCTGTGCCCATTCCGACTTATGATCGCTCATAATTTGAAGTTCCGGGTGATCTTCGGCACGAACTGGCTCCCAGCCTTCACGAAAACGCTTTGACACGTTCATGTTATCTAGAGTGCCTATCATTGATGTTCGTATCCATCTGAATACCCATCCGTCCTGCGGTTCTGGATCTGGAAGTATAGATGCGGGTTCCCAATTGGTGTCCCGTGCCTCGTTTTCACGAGTTTCGAGATTTCTTGGTTCCCGTGGAGCGCGTTCGTCAGCCATCAGGCCATCTCCTTGATAAGCTGTGATGCATACTGTTGTGGCGTTAGTCCCAAGCGTTTCGCGAGTGCCACTTGGGTCGAAGTCAATGTGACTTTGCGTGGTGCTACACCATTGTTTCTCGTAGCTGGTGCAACCACGGGACTCGCCCTGCGGCGAGGTGCGGCCTCAACGACAACCTGCCCCGAAGAGCTTGTGCCGCTAGTACCGAAGTAGTCAGGAAATATCTCCTGCATACGTTGATCGATTAATTCATAGTACTCTGTTGATTCTGGGTCAACACCTTCATCACGAACTAATCTTTCATGCACACCATATGCAAAACTTGTCATCTCCTTATCATCACCAAACCAAGGGTTGTTTTGTTGCCATTCCATAGCCGCTGGATCAGGGTCAGGCATTGCCGGCTGGGATACTGGCTGTTGCTGTGCTTGCTGACGTTGTTCAGCCAACACCTGCTGTTTCCAATTCTCTATAATCTTCTCTGATACCGCAGGAGCAGAAGCCTGCGCTAACTGAGCGTTAGTGAGTGCTTTCTGTGCCGCCGCAATCTGGTCTGATTCCCCAGATTCATGTGCCTTTTTAAAATTAGCTTCGGCAATGGCGAGAGCGGCCTCCGCTCCATACTTACTATGGTCGGTTAAAGCCTTTTGGGAGTCTTGAACAAGCCTAAGAAGCCTTTGGTTCTCAACTTGGAGGTTCTGCGTATAATTTACAGCCTCATTAGCAAGCCTATCCGACGCTTCCTTTGCCCTTCTTTCCTCATGGTACTCCCATTTCAGCTTTTTAATGCGTTTTTGGGCACGTTGTCCGTATCTAGCGATCTCTGCGTCGGTTGCTATGTCATCATCAGCCGATTCAGCCTTAGCTGGAAAGCGTTGGTCCTCCTCTGGACGGTCATCGACTACCGCAACATCAATTTCTTCGGCTTGAGCGGACGCAGATGTGTCTTCTGGAGGCTCTATAGTGGTTTTAACACCTAAAAACTTGTCTTCTTCGCTCATTCTTCCGGTTTCTTCAGCCATTTTAAGCCCTTTCCACGCCTCTGGGGTCTTCTACGACCGCCTCTACAGTGTCATCGTTAATTAAACGGAATTCTTTACCGTGAATTTTGATTCTTGTACCGCTGAATGCCCGAAAAACCACCCAATCACCAACTTGACAATACGGTCCATTCGGAAATCTCTGATAATTAACGTAGGCGTCCGGTCCCATAGACATTACCCAGCCTACAATGGTCCCAATGGACTCTTCGTGCTGGGATTGGGCTGACTTTATGATGCCGCCTTCGGTAGCCTCTTCTATGTCAGGCAGGGCGATCAGCAGTTTGTAGCCCTTTGGCTCCGGTAACTGTGATGCAAAGTTTTTTGGTTCTTCTTCAGGAACAGTCTCTTGTTCCACAACTTCTGTTGCGAGCGTAGCCACTAAGACCTCTCGTTAAATTATTGCGCTGTAACAGCGATTTAGAAATCCTTCAGTTTGTCCTCTAGATCAATGATCTCACGTTCTGTCCAAGCTAGTCCTTCTATAATACCACACATCTTGCGGTATTCTTCAATATCTTTTGCAGATCCCAAAGCTAAATGGTCTGCCACATCGTTCATTTGTCCCCTGATTTTCTTTTTGAGCAACGTCAAGACGTTATCACTCACTATCAGCGTCCTTTGCTATATCTCTGCCCAGCTTAATCCCCTCTAACTCCTGAGAAGCGGCAAACTTTCTATCATCTGAATCAGTTTTGATAGCCAACTCCTGCTCTTCCAGTGCCAACTTCTGTTGTTCTAACTGAAGCTCTGCCTCATCCAACTGCTGTTCAGTAACCATCTTCTCTTCAAGCAACGCGAGCTTCTGCTGGTCGAGTTGCTGTTTCGCGGCCAGCTTCTGCTGTTCCAACTGCTGTTTTCCGGCATCGGCTTGCTGTTTGCGCTGGACTTCCTGTTCCTGTATACCAAGCTCGCGCTCGCGCTGTTGGATGATAGGATCTTGCTGTTGCTGTGCTTGCTGTGCGGCCTGCGCCTGTTGCTGTTTCTTCCCTGTCATCTGATCGGCGGCGTCGGCCACAAGTTTGCTGAGTCTCTTCTCGACATCTTCTGGTAGCGGCTGATCCATCGGCGGTAGTTCCACGCCAAGCTCTTCTTCGATCTGCTTGCGGAAAATAAACGCTAAATGTTCCCGTACATGAGAATCAAGCGCACCAGAGATTGCCTGCCCCTGCGGACTATTCTGCATCTCCTGACCAATCTGCGGATCATTCTTAATTGCCATGTGAACACGCATATGAGCGTCATGGTCCTGATACTCGTATGCCTTAACCGGAGACTGCGTCAGTATATCCTGATTTTCAGTGACTGGATCTTTAGGAGGTGCTTCGTCTGTTTGAGGCACAACCTTGTCTGCATTTGGTATTCCAATCAATTCCATCATCTGCCTGTGCAGAAGCGGAAGATCGTACATATTCGGAGCCTGCTGTGCTAATTGCAGGGCGGCTTGGTAT